TGGCTCGCGACTACGCAAAGGAATACCGTGATTATCACAGTAAACCTTCACAGAAGAAACGACGCGCTGGTCGCAATAAGGCCAGACGCCTCATGATAAGGAAGGGCAAAGCTCGCAAAGGTGATGGCAATGACGTTGATCATGCAAATCATAACACCTTGGACAACCGCCCTTCTAATTTGCGCATTATGCCAAAAGGCAAGAATCGCGCAAAACATTAAGAACAAAAACTACCTTCCGGCCCGACGATACGCTCTGCGGAGTTAACAATAGGACAACTGGTATGGTGATTGAGTTCTATTAATTTTCAACTCAACTCACATAATTTTCGGAAGGAAAATATATTATGGCAGACGCAACCCCCTCACGGGTCGGTCAACAGCTTGGTACTGGTGACGCTCGTGCTTTGTTCCTGAAGGTTTTTTCAGGAGAAGTCTTGACGACTTTCAATGCAAATACTATTATGAAAGACAAGACTCGCGTTCGTAACATTTCTAGCGGCAAGTCGGCTCAATTTCCTGCTGTCGGTAAGACGGTAGCGGAGTACCACACTGCTGGTGCTGAAATTACCGGCAACGTGATCCAGCAGGACGAGAAGGTCATCACCATCGATGATCTGCTCATTGCAAACACCTTCGTTGCGCGTATCGATGAAGCGATGAGCCACTTTGATGTTCGCTCTGAATACTCGGTCCAGATGGGTCAGGCTCTTGCGCAGACCTACGACCGCAACCTGCTGTCTCTTGGCGTCAAGGCCGCTCGCGACACTGGCGCTGGTGGCATCGGCGTGGGTGCTGTCGGTCAGGGTGACGCTGTTTCCAGCAACATTGGCGCTACGCCTACTGTTCAAGACATCATCGACGCTGCTTTCGATGCAGCTCAGGCGTTTGATGAGAAGAACATCCCTGCTGAAAACCGCTTCCTGATTGTATCGCCACAGCGTTACTACGAAATTGTTCAGTCTGATAAAATCCTGAACATCTTCTACAACCCCGGCAACAACGGCTCGTACAGTGACGGCAAGGTCCAGACGGTTGCTGGCTTCGCTATCGTGAAGTCTAACAACCTGACGGTTAACCACACGTCCGTAACGAGCACGTACCCGGACTACTCGTCCAAGTACACCGTTGACGCTTCTGACACTGTGGGTCTCTTCATGCACCCGCAGGCTATGGGTACTGTCAAACTGCTCGACCTGTCTTCTGAAATGGAATATGACATGCGTCGGCAGGGTACGCTCATGATTTCTAAAATGGCTGTCGGACACGGCGTTCTTCGCCCCGAATGCCTGTACGAAATCCGTGCTGCGTAATTCTAATTTGGGGAGGGAGAAATCTCTCCCCTTTTTCTTTTAATTATTTTTGGAGGTTTTATTGGCCTACTACGACACTCCGATGACAAAACTGGAAGCAGTTAATATCTGCTTGTCATCAATGGGCGAGCCGGTTGTAAACACGCTTGACGGTGCAGCCATCGACGCTCAGATGGCCGGTGACCTCATCGATGAAACCGCCCGATCCGTGCAAGGCATGGGCTGGCACTGGAACCGTGAACGTCACACACTAACACCTAACGTCTCAAAAGAAGTCGTTCTCCCTGCAAACACTATTCGCGTGGATACGGTTGATGATAGCAAATCAGTCAACGTAGTCTACAGGAACGGAAAGTTGTTTGACGTAGAGAACGCAACATTCCAGTTCGATCAAACAGAACTGAAGCTAGAGATTTATGTAGTCCTTCCTTTCGAGCAGCTACCTTTTGCTGCCAAGCAGTTCATCACTGCTAGAGCAGCTCGCCTGTTACAGACTCGTCTACTTGGTTCAGACACGCTGAACAAGTTCAACACTGCGGACGAACAGCGTGCGTGGGTAGCACTCATGCAGGAAGAGGCTGAGACGTATGACGGCAATATGCTGACTGATTCTTGGTCCACAAAGTCAATAATTTCACGAGGGTATTTCGCTAGAGGAGCTTACTAATGTCTTTGCTGGCTGGAACGATCCCTAACCTTGTTGGCGGTATCTCTCAACAGCCGCCTGCTCTTCGCCTCACTACAGCTTGTGAAGACATGACTAACGCTTGGCCGTCTATCGTTAACGGCCTACAGAAACGCCCTCCCACCGAACATGTAGCCAGTCTAGGATCAGCTTTTTCTAGTGGAGCTACAGGGTACATGATTGAGCGTAATGATGATTACAGGTATTTAGCTGTAGTTGAAAACGGTGACGTTCGCGTTCTCAATCTTAACACGGGAGTTTTTGAAACTGTTAGCTTTCCAGACGGTAAATCCTATCTTACAGCTAGCTCTCCTGTTGATTCTTTTAGATTTGTTACTTTTGGCGACTACACATTTATTGCGAATCGTAACGTAACTGTAACAACAAGTGCAGTTGCTGAGCCTGTGGCTGGAGCTACTCGTAACGACCCTACAGATGAAGCTACAGTTTACGTTACCGTAGCTGCATACAACACTTATTACTCTGTGTTCGTAAACAACACTCTTGTTGCATCAGTTCTAACCCCTCATGGTGGCTCAGGCGCTAACGCTATTGAAGATACAAGTCAGATAGCCACAGAGCTTTATAATCTACTTACGTCTACATCTACTATCGGTACGCCTACCGCTTATGATACCACTCCTACTTTTCTAGCGAGTGGTCACGGCGCAGCCATTTACTCTTCAGGGCCGGGTTACACTGTGACACAGACGGGTTCAACACTTACCATCGAAGATTTAGGAGCTGCTAACACAATCGCTGTCCAAGGTGGCTCTGGTGACAAGAACATGAAAGTGTTTAAACGTAGCGTTCAGTCATTTTCTGACCTTCCTCCTACATCTCCAGAAGGACGTATTGTTCGTGTAGCTGGTGACTTGGAGCAGCTAGGCGATGACTACTATGTCGTATACAAGGATGGCTTGTGGGTAGAAACTCTAGACTGGGACCAAGGCGAGCAGATCGATGTATCTACAATGCCTCACGTTCTTATCAACAATGGTGGAGGATCGTGGACTTTCCAAGAACACAATTGGGATGGTCGAACTGTAGGTGATACAGAAAGCTCGATTAACCCCTCGTTTGCAGGGTTAACCATCAACGACATCTTCGTGTATAGCAACCGTCTAGGAATGCTTTCCGACGAAAACGTTGTCCTGTCAGAAGCAGATAACTTTGAAAACTTCTACAGGACTACTGTTGCACAGGTACTAGATAGCGATCCAATAGATATTGCTGTGCTGCATAACAATGTAGACATATTGTACCACGCAATTCCGTACAACCGTGATCTTCTTTTAATGTCTCAAAAGAACCAGTTCAGGCTAACGTATCAGAATTACCTTGGGCCTACGACGGTTAGCATTCAGTATCGTACAGCATTCAATGTCAACACTCGCGTAAAACCTATAAACGTTGGTAACTCTGTTTACTTTGTTGACGACAGAGATGACAAACCGTTTGCGGCTTTGTACGAATACTTCCCTACAGATAACGCTACGCAAGATGATGCTGAAAACGTGTCCGCTGCTGTTCCTGAGCTTATCCCTAACAACATTCAGTTCACAACTGCATCAAACAGCTCAGACGTACTAGCTATCTACAGTACTAATGACCCTACCTCGTTGTACTTCTATAAGTTCTTCTGGGCAGGTAACAAGAAAGTTCAAAGCTCGTGGACTAAGTGGTCATTTCCTGACGCACTTAACCTACACTGGGCAGGCTTCTCAGGCTCTGATCTGTACGTTGTAGTTGAAAGAAGCTATGGTGAGTATCTTGAGAAAGTTAAGATCGAAGATGACGTGTTTGATAATTCTACAAACTACACTCTTCTAATTGACAGGTATGCTCAGCTAGCTGGAGGAACTGCTACATACGATTCAGTAAACGATATTACTACTATTACGCTACCTTATTCAACAGACGCAACAGTTGAAGTCATCAGTAACGATCCGTTAAACGATGTCTACGGTATTCGTCATGTAGTAACACGTATCAACGCTTCTGAGGTGTCAGTTCCCGGCGATTACTCTTCATATACTAACTATGTAGGCATCGCTTACGAGAAGTCTTTCGAGTTCTCTACGATCTACGCTAAACAAACTCAAGGTGAAGGTCAGGTAGCCATTCTAGATGGTAGGTTGCAGCTTCGTTACCTTACATTGGAACATCACGATTCAGCCTACTTCACAACAGAGGTGATTACTCCCGGCAGGGATGTAGCTACGTCAACATACGTAGGAACGATCTTAGGCTCTTCTGCCTCTACTCTAGGTAGCGTCCAGTTCTCTTCAGGTCGCTTTAGAGTTCCAGTTATGGCTGAGAACCTGAAAGCACGTATCTTGATCAAGAACGACAGCCCATTCCCGTCAGCTTTTGGCTCTGCGGAATGGAGCGGGATAATGTCACCCAAAGCAGTAAGGCGTATATGACATACAATTTCTATCGTGCTGCGACTTGGGACGATGTTAACTTTGTGTCTGACAACATGAGGACAGAAGACAGAGATGAATGCGTAGCTGGTGGACTCACGCCACACGACGCTCTGTCTAAGAGTTTTCAAAATTGTAACCTAGCTTACTCTCTTGTTAGACCAGTTGACTTCGTTCCAGCAGCGATACTTGGAGTTAGCGAAAGTCCTATCAGCAAGCGTCTAGGAATCCTCTGGATGCTCGGCACGGAAGACATAGCTAAATACAAGATTACTTTTCTCAGACGGTGCAAGCCGTTCTTAAACATTTTGTATGATGAAGCTAATAAAGAAGGCTTCTACAACTATACGTATTCAAAAAATACACTTCACCACGATTGGCTGCACTGGTTAGGATTTAAGTTCCTACGGTCGATACATTTACCGCCACACGGTGAAACATTTTTAGAATTTGTTTCTATAAGGAAAACTTAAATGTGTACATTGTCAGCAGCTTTTATGGCTGTTAGTTCAGTTGTAAGCGGCGTTGCCAAGCTGTCTGCAACCAATGCTTACAACGCAAACGCTGCTGCTTATCACCAGAGTGAACGAGTAGCAGCTACTCAGAATTACAAGAGACTCGCAGAAAAAGCTCAGTTTGATACGAAGTCCCTTAATCAACAGGGTATGCAGACTGCGTTAAAAGGACGTGCAGCACGAGGAAAACTTCAGGCAGGAGCAGGTGCTGCTGGCGTTCAGTTTGCTTCGACAAGTTTTCAAGATTTGGAAGCCCAGTCTTATCAGGTAAGTGCTGAAAACCAAGCAATTGTACGAGACAAACGCGATGATCTTATATCAAGCACACAGTACGCTAGTCTTGATGCACAAAACAGAGCAGCGGCTAACATATCGAAACTTCCGTTCAAGGACGAAGGAACAATCTTCGCTGAGATGGGTCTTGGTATAGCAGGAGCTGGTGTCAAAGGCGTCGCATAGGAGGAATAATGGCTTTACCCTATAATGATCCCTACGGGGGTGGTGAGACTTTGTTGAACCGAGGTAACTCACGTATAACGGCTACTGCCACGTCTCCTATGAGTGCTAGCGGAGTCGTTGCTCAGTATAACAGCGCTATGTCTAATGCAGCAGCTCTTACTAGAGCTATGGCTGGGTTTACTAATACTGTTAGCCAAGCTGAGAGAAAACAGCAAGATATAACTAATGCTGCTTACAGGCAAGCTGTAGCAGCAGGAGATGACGTTCGTAAATTCAGAGATGAGAACCCTACAGGAGGAGTGTGGGGTGCAATGGCTCGTATGTTTGGGGGGACTAACGGTCCTACCCCATTAGTCCGTCTACAGGGCGAGAATACGATGGGTCTTCGAGCAGGCACACAGGCTCTATTACAGAGTCCTGACTATGCTAACATTATGCGTACTTATGCAAATGATCCTGACTCCGCTACAAAGCGGAAAGAGGCTGTCCTTGCGCTAGGTAAAAAATTGGAAGCTGCTTATATAGCAAAAAATCCAAATGCCTCTGAAGCTTCCTTGCGTGGATTTCGTTCGTCAATACTGTCAGCGTCTGACAAAGCTTCTGAAGGAGCCTTGAAAGAGTATATGAAAACTCTTTCAGACGCTGGTAGGGCAAATGCTAATTATGACGCAAGCACTCTCTCTGTTCCCCGTCAATACCGTATAATGGCTGAGTCTGCTGTTAGAGCTGTTGTAGGAGCGGGAGGTGATTTTTCAGGCACTGCTGCTAAATTGTTTCAGTTTACACAGATGGAAAATCCAAAATGGAATCCAGATGCAGTTTCTCCTACAGGAGTTAGAGGGTTTACGCAGACAACAAAGGCTAGATTTGACGAAATAAAGCAGAGAATGTTAAAGGACGGTCGTACCGATCTTTACGCTATGATGAAAGATCGCAGCGATTCACAAAGCTCCTTCTTAGCTCTCGCTTACGAACTTCCACGAATGGAAGCTAAAGCTAAGTCTATACTTGGTCGTACTCCAAAAACATCTGAAATTTATCTTCTTTGGAATCTTGGAGATGGTGGTGGAACAAACGTACTGAAAGACATAGCTGCTGGCAAAGGCGGACAACACGTTTACGATCTTTATAAGAATTATGATGTAAACACTCGTAATGCTATTCTAAATAATCACAACCTTTATGCGGGAAAGTCAATTAATGAAGTCCTTTCCGAAATAAACAATCGGATGAAGCTTCAAAATCCGTATTATCGAAAAGCTCAGCACATCTCATCTATGAAATCAGGTGTGATTTTTACGGAAACATCTGGCATTCCAGAAGGAACTACGCGATGGAATTATCAATGGAAAGATTTTAAGAATAGCGGCGTTGCCGGTGGAAAAGGTTTTCTTGATAGTCGTGTTGTACAGGCTCTTGATCAAGTTTCGACTTTTCTAAATAGAAAGGTTGGTGTTACGTCTGCACAGCGTGGCGTAGATTACAATAAGAAAGCTGGCGGCGTTAGTGGATCGCAACATATTCACGGAAACGCTTTAGACATTGCAATTACTAATCCAAAAGAGCAGCGAGAGACAATAAAATTTCTTTCGTCTATTGGAATTAAAGGTATTGGAGTTTATAAAGGGTGGATTCATTTTGACCTAGCAAAGAATCGATCTTGGATAGGAACAGGCGATAAAGCTCCTTCTATAACAAAAGAAGAGTTGATTAAACTCAAAGCTGAGGGTGCGAAATATGCCTCGGCTGGTAATTACTACCGGCGTTCCGGTTTTAACGGTAATCCTCCAAGTTCTCTGCATACCGAAGCTTATAACCTTGCTAGAAAGCATGGTATATCTGTTAAGGATGCTCGTGGCATTCTTATTAAGAATACCATTAATAACGCGCTTACTACGGCTAGGACTGGTAATCCACAAGACAGCGTAAATCTTTTATCTGGATTTATTCAGTCTTATGCAGGTGGCCTTACACCCGAAGATCATACCACGCTTATACAGGCGCAGTCTACGGCAGTAAACATCGCACTACAAGCTAGACGTTTGCAGGAGGCAGCGGACAAGGCTAGCAATAGAAAAGCTTGGGAAGCCGGAGCAACAGAATTAGCTAACGAACCAGACCCAACCAAGCGTCTTGCTTTGGCTCAGAAAGCAGCAGAGCGTTTTTCTAAGACTAAAGACGGAAGTTCCATGAAAGCAGCTTTTATGAATCTGGCCATTGCTCCTCCTGCGGGTGCTGAAATGCTCACAGAAACGTTCATAGCACAGCATGGTGCAAAGAAAGATTTATGGAAGATAATTGGATTTGAAAAGAAGCCAGAAAACGTTGACGAGGCAATGGATATGGCTTTAAAAAATCCGAACATTGTAGGCAAATACGGTTTCAAGGGGTCGCTAAAAATAATTAAGCATTCTTTTGCTATGGATAGGACTCCGTTTGCTTTTGATAAGAATGGTACTCAGCCTGTCCTCGAAACATCGTGGAAAAACGGCATGTCTCAAATGCTCATGCCGATTACTACTAAGTTTCTTAATTTGACTGGGAACTCCCTTCCTGCTACCTTACAAGCTCAGAAGCTCATGCTGCAAAATCGTATAACGAATCAATCCCAGCTACCGTGGGCTGGTTTGGTCAAGAACTTTTATTTCGATAGGGTAAATGCATTGGCTGAACGACACAGAACGGCGTTTGGTAAATACCCAGAGCAACAGGAGATGTCTAATCTTTTTGAGACGGCAAATAAGCAAGCTTATGAATACGCTAAGAGTATATCTGATGAAATTATTAACAGCTATATGAAGGGTGGAGACCCAATAACAACTCTTAGCGCTCTTAAGCTTTCTGCAAGCGAGCGGATTCAAAAAGTTGCACAGCATTTTGGGAAGCTTACCGAGCAAGGAGCAGTAGATTTTGTAACGATTGAAAACAAGTTAGGCGTTCCTATCGAAACATTTAACATCGACCAGTTGTCAAGCTTGTTTCCAAAGAATAGCTACGTAGCCAAAGCTGATGCAAAAGATGGAACAATGTTGGTAAATTTCCCTGATCCTACAACAGGAAGATACAAGCAAATAATATTGCGTCCAACAACTTATGAAATGGATAAGTTTGAAAACGAACTGGTTCGTCAACCGCCGGAGACTGCTGCTGCTGTACCTCAGCGCATGAAACCGGCTCAGGCTGCGGCTGCGGCTGCAAAACAGCCAGCTCCGTCTGCTCAGCCCGAAGGAAAACCACGTATTGAAATATCGGAACCGCAGAAACGAGTACCGAAGGTAGATGTTCCTGCTCTTCTTAATCAGGCAGGAGTTCCTGCGCTTCTTAATCAGGCAGGGCAGGCGCTGTCTCAAGGCGGTCAAGCTATCTCTAAATTTCTGGATAACACAAAAGTCAATACTGCTCAACAAGCTGAGCAAGAGTTCTCCCGTTGGTATCAAAAGACGTTCCGTCGGTCTAAAGAAGGAAAGAAAATGTCTAAGCTCAGAAAAACTGATTACGGAGCATGGTTGAAAGATTTCGAGGCGCTTCGTCAGTATTATATGAAAAATCTCTATAAACCTAAATAATAAGGAAAGGCATTTCAATTGAGTGTTACTGTTCTAAGTCCTGAAGGCAGTTATGACATTGAAGGCGTATCTGCTGAAGACGTTTTCAACTCGCTGACAGGCAGTCAGAATAGAGCCTCTGCCTCCCAGCCAAACACTGCTGGCGGCAGTGTCTTCAAAACTGATGCTGCCAGCATTCCAAACAAAATTCAAATTGACGAAATAAAGAAAAACAAGAACTGGCTCCGTGCTAGTCGTATCATGTACGAATCTAGCATGGGCCGGTCTTGGAAGGGTTCAGATGAAGCGTTGGCCAACTGGGGTTTGGACAAGATGGCTCGCTTCAATTACAATTTGATGCTTGGTACTGTACCTGACGCTGTGTCTATAAAGAATGCGTCAGACACAGAGAAGCAAGCCTTTCTCTTCATGGTAGATTCTTTTGATAAAATTGACTACTCAGCAGAAGGATTTTGGCGAGGGCTACGCGAAGTTCTAACCGATCCTTCTACATACTTCGGTCTTCTCTCTCTTGGTTGGGGAACCGCTGCATCACAGGCTTCCAAAATGGCAGGGAAGACGGCGTTAAAAGCTGCTATTCGTGCAGGTATGTACGGGGCGGTTGAAGGCGGTATTTACGGTGCTGCTCAAGAAACAGCGCGAGAGACTGCGCTAGTTAACGCTGATGCTACAAAAACAGGAGTTGACTGGAGCAAGGTAGGATTTGGGACTGTAGTAGGAGCTGGAGCTGGTGGTGTAATCGGCGGCGGTATAGGCGCAGTCACTCAGGGACTGGCTAATCGTAGGGCAGCGAGGGCTGTTACCCAAGACGCTACTCCTCCTGTCGCCCCTGACGCTGCTCCTGCTGCCTCCCCTGACGCTCCCGCTACGCCAGTGGCTCCGGTTGCTCAAGAGCCTACTCAGTTAGGATTACCTTTAGAACAACCTCCTTTGACTACACAGCCTCGTCTTCCGGGCGTTGCTGATGTTGAACAAACCCGTCCCATAAACACGGTACAGGATTGGCAGCAAAAGTTTAGCAACAACGTAGTACCTCCTAATCCTCGCGATCCTATATTGGACTCTAAGACAGGACTTCCTACTGTAGACGAAGCAGGCGTACCATTAACGCAGCCTAGCGCTCCTCGTTTAGGAGATCGCGCTCAAACTGATCTGTTTGTTGAAGGTTCTCCTCAGATAGAGCTTTTTGACAATCTTCCTATGGTCACAAAGAAGCAAGTTGAGTATCAAGCTGAATTGAGAGCAAGAAGGGCGGCGGCTGTCGATGAAGTGTTTGAAGAGGCTGTTCCGAATCGACCTGATCTTGGGCAACCTCCTGTGCAGCGCCCGCCACGTCCTAAAGGAGCTGAAAACCCTATTGACGGTAGCAAGGTTACATTGGATGATGTAAAGCAGCTAATACGTGATCTTGGTGACGAAATAGGTGATCGTGCTTCGATAAGACTAAAAGAACTCGCTGACCTGTCTTCTCCACTAGCTCGCGCTTTTGCAAACATGACTGGAAAAGATGCAGATGAGCTAGCTAGGCAGATAGCGAAACTCCGTAACACTGATCCTGAGTTTCAAGGTATACAATCTGCTGCTATTGAAGCGGAGAATCTTTTAGTTGCCTACAAGAAAGCACAGCTTGACAAGATAAACGAGCTACAGAAAACCAACGCTGGCGCTCCTATTATTGAAGCCGAAGTCAAGAAAAGTATGCTAGCGGATGACGTTCTGTCTCGTATTCAGCCCATTACCAATCAGCTCTCTAGCTCTGCTGGTAGAGACGTGGTGCAGAATAGACTTCGCACGTTGAAAGGTGCTAACAGAGACCTGAACGTATCTGAAATAGCAAAAGAAATGGGATTAAATCCATCAGTCGCTGACGATTATCTCAAAGCCGAAACCGAGTTCTTCAAGCAGTTAGAACTAAAAACTGCTCAGTATACTAACGATTTTGACATTAGTAAGTTAAAGTTAGAGTTAGCAGAGCTAGGAGATATGAACGATCCAGCTAACATGGATAGGGCAATCGACATATTTGAGAGCATAGCGGAGCTTAGAGCGCAGAAAGACGCATTGGCGATTCTAGAGGGGTCTAAGAAACCTGACAGGATAAGTTATGTTTTTATGCAGAACGCTGCTAACGCTGCTGGTGGTCTTGTTCTAGGCCCATCCTCAACGATTATTAACATAGTCTCTAACTCCTATAGAATGATTATCAGCCCTGCGCTAAGTTTTTTAGGAAATGGCACACTAAGCTACGCAGCATTCAAACAGATGACTCAGACGTATATGGGTTACCTTCGGGGTATACGTGCCGCTTTGCAAGCTGGAAAACTTTCCTTTGAAATGGGACAGTCTTTCTTCACAGGAACTGAATCTCAGTGGCTAGAACGTAATCTTAGAGGAACAGACCTGATGAAGAGGAATGTTTCTTACCAAGGATTCGAGCATCATTTCATTAACTTCTTTTACAAATTTCTAGCTGCTTCCGACGAAGCTATTCAAATGGCTGTTTATCGTGGCTGGAAAGAAGGAGAGTTAGCCGCTGAAGCTGTTGTTAGAGCGCAGAAAGCAGGCAGACCGGTCAAGGCCGAGATAAAAGCTGCTCTTCTAGATTTTGATAAAAAAGCACTGAACACAACGATTGATCAAACAGTCGTTGGACAGGCTCGCATGGCTGCACTACGGCGGGGATTGCGAGGCGATGCAGCTAAAGAGTGGGCGCGTGAGTTTGTAATGAAGAACAAAGATCGTTTTCGTAGAGCTGTTGATGAACACGGTATTCATTTTGCAAACGACATGGTTTTTAGGCTTGAGTTTTCTGGTGACAATCCTCTTTCTGCTGCGGCAAAAGGATGGGAAAGAAACCTAAGAGAACAACCAGCTCTCAAACTTGTTACCAACCTATTCTGGAGAACACCTATTCGAGTGTTTGAAGCAGGTATACGCGCTACGCCCGGTCTAAACGTGTTGAGTAATATAGTAACTGGCGGCAAATTCCACAAAGATTTGATGGGTAAAAACGGCCCAGTTAGAGAAGCTATTGCACGTGGAGAAATGCTTCTATCTTATGGCTTTGGTATGGGAATCTCTGTAGCTTATGCTAACGGTCTGATTACCGGAGCTGGAGGGACAGGAGATTACAAACTTGAGCGAACCGGACAGGATCGACCAGATTGGCGTCCGTATTCTATTCGCGTGTGGGATAAATGGATTAGCTATCGTAATCTTGATCCGTTTGCTACTCCCTTAAAAATCCTTACAAACTTCTTTGAACGAAATCAATTCATAGTAGCTACTCAAAGATATGTTCCTGATCGTCCTCAAGGCGATCCTTTAACAGTATCAAGGACTCTGTATAGCGGACTGTTTGCTACACTTAATGCAGTCCGAGATGCAAATCTTGTTCAAGGAGCTGGCGACTTAGCTAAATTAAGTGAAGGGTTGATGTCAGAGGAAAAAAGTAAGCTGGTCCCTGTGTACAAATGGCTGGCATCAAAAGCACAAATGTATGTTCCAAATACTGCTAGACGTGCTATTAGATACTTTGGCGAGGGACAAGATGTTGCTAACGAGCCTCGCACATTAGCTCAGGCTTTTTCTAACATATTAGACCCTAACAGCGATTTGATTACGCATCAATACGATGCTCTTGGTAATCGTAGAAGCTACATTACTCAAGGCACGCTTGGCTACTTTGGGATAGATATACGATCAGAAGCTTATAAAGGATACAGCAAACGAGACGCTTGGACCTTAAAGCAAGTAGACGCCATGTCTTTTAATACTGGAAAAGTGTTTGTTCCGTCTCCAAAATTTCCTAAATCGTGGGGACTGGAAGATAAGGATATGCGTGAAATGCTTACAGCGGATAAGTCAACCACTGTATATAACAAAGCTATGGAGTTCTTTAATAAATACTGGCCACAACAAGCTTACAGTATAATGAAGAACTACGAAAAGCTTCCTCCTAAACCTCGAAAGGTATCTGGTCAAAATGTTAAATACAAAGATCAGATTTATAGAGAACACATGAACCGTGTCTGGAACGAAGCTGTTAAATACGCAATGCAAAATGACGCACGCATCGTTGAAGGAATAAAACAAACACGCCAAAATCAGATTGACTCTTTACTTTTTGGATCGCAGTCAGGACGTAATTAATCAATAAGGAAAACAATGGCTTTTTATAACACTTACGTTAACTACTCAGGTAATGGAGCCACTACCGACTTTAGCGTCCCGTTCAGTTATCAGAGCGAGGATGAAGTCATTGTCTCATTTGCTGGTAGTGGTTCTTATACCTATTCATTCGTAAACCCATCCACAATCAGAGTTAGCCCGGTGCTTGCATCGGGTGACTCGGTGGAGATCAGCCGTGAGACCGATCTAGCATCAGCTAAGGTCACTTACTCTAACGGCGCTCCTGTAACAGGTGGTCAGCTCAATACTACGGTTGATCAGCTCCTTTACGGAATGCAGGAAGCTGTAGACACTTCTGGTCAATCTATTGGACGAGATGCTGCGCTCGATTGGGATGCAGAGAACCAGAAGATAATAAACGTAGCCACCCCTACTGCGACTACTGATGCAGCTAATAAAGCCTACGTTGACACTGTTGCAACAACACCCGGTCCAACTGGGGCAACGGGTGATACAGGACCACAAGGGCCAATAGGTCTAACAGGTCCACAAGGTCCAGCCGGTCCAACGGGCGCTACAGGCCCACAAGGTCCAGAAGGCCCAACTGGAGCGAAAGGTGACCAAGGGCTGACTGGTCCGACTGGCGCAACGGGTGCTACTGGTGCAACTGGAGCTACCGGCGCAGCGGGCGCAACTGGCGCTACTGGCCCAGCAGGTCCGACGGGTGCAACTGGAGCCACTGGGCCTACAGGTCCACAAGGGCCAACAGGAGCTACAGGTGCTGACTTTACGCCCGATGCAGTTGGAGACTATTCTAACAGGTCCACCTACGATGCAGAAGCTGCAAACTTCTCGTATCTAGCGTCTGACACTGGCTACATTTACTTCAAGGAAAGCGCTACGTCTGGTGATTGGTCAAGCGGTCTATCGTTTGGCGTTGGTCCACAAGGTCCAACAGGTGCGCAGGGAGCGCAAGGCGCAACTGGTGCGACTGGAGCTACAGGCCCACAAGGTGCTACCGGCCCGCAAGGAGCGACTGGAGCTACTGGTCCGCAGGGACCAACCGGGCCTACTGGTGCAACCGGTGCAGACGGAGCACAAGGTCCGCAAGGACCACAAGGCGATAAAGGTCTGCAATGGCGAGGCGCTTACTCGTCTGGAACGACGTATGCAGTAGATGACGTTGTTGAAGAAAGCGGATCGTCGTGGATTGCTATTCTAGGCGGCACAGGTAATGCTCCACCAACGTTACCGACTGTCTCCAATACCTACTGGGAGCTTCTAGCAGAAGCAGGAACTACGTTTGCTTACACTCCTGTAAACCTTGCTGGCGACACAATGACCGGCACGCTCAACCTCCCGTCAAGCGGGCTGACGGTTGGGACGAACCAGTTGCTTGTGAGTGGGGGCAATGTCGGTATTGGTACGACACCTACAACAAAATTCCAGATCAACGATCAAGATGGCTTTCGCTTTGATGTGGGAACAGGCGCTGACTCGTATATGGAGCTGGGTTCTAGATACACAAGCGAAAGTTCAGCCCGCATACACTACAACAGGACCACAGGTTATTTGTCATTTGGTGTAGGCACACAACCAACTCTTACCGATAGACTTTCAATAAGTTCTTCGACAGGCAACGTCGGTATTGGTACAGATCCTGTAACAAAACTGGATATTGGACCGGTAGACAGTGCGAATGAGGGCGCAGAAGTAAAATTTCGTGGCGCTACAAATAGCACTGTTGACTGGAATTTTGATATTTATCAGTCCGACTTGCGTATAGCCACGACTGACAAGGGGGCAGGTACTTCTTTCTCTGAAAAGATGCATATCGACAGCAGCGGCAATGTTGGTATTGGTACGACCCCCGCAGATAAACTGCATGTCAACGGTTTCATCAGGGGTACGGGTGTGGACATTGTACCCGCCAATGGTTCTACAGACTCAACTCGCTTGGAAATAGGTGCTGGCCGAACTGGAGACGGTTTTAGTTATATAGACCTAGTTGGTGACACTACATACAGCGATTATGGACTGAGAATTATTCGCAGCAATACCGGGGCGAATGCAAGCAGTCAACTAAATCACCGTGGCACGGGCGACTTTTATATCATTAACCAAGAAGCTGCTGACATAGTTTTCCAAACAAGCAGCACTGAACGTGCGCGTATCGACAGTTCCGGCATATCCATCGCATCAGGAGGTAGCCTCACATTCCCTGATGGTACAACGCAGACTTCAGCAGCCGGTGGCGCTGCTTCTATTGAGGCATGGGTAAACTTCAACGGCCAAGGTACTGTCTCTATTCGAGATAGCAGTAACGTCAGTAGTATTACGGATAATGGTGTTGGTGATTATACCGTAAATCTTACAAGTGCAATGTCGAGTGCGGATTATGGGCAGTCTTTGGCCGCTGCACCGTATTATTATAATGCTGGTACAGGTTCATGGTATTACGCTTACACGGTGCAACCAAACGCTTTTTGGGGTAGCAGTATAATACAGAAATCAGCGCCTACTACATCTTCTTTCCGCTTCGTAACCATTGCTGATAGCTGGATGGGCATAGCCCCATCCGACCCAGAATACGTCTATGCCAGCGCGTTTGAATAGGAGTAATTAAATGAACCAACGTATCATATATCCAACCGATGACGGAGGCGTTGCTGTAATTGTTCCAGCGCCTGACTGTGGCCTGACGATTGATGAGATCGCAGCCAAGGACGTACCAGATGGTAAGCCCTTTCAAATTGTTGATGTAGCAGACGTACCCTCCGACAGGACATTTCGTGCTGCTTGGGAGTATACACCTTGATCACCATCAATATAGATAAGGCCCGTAACGTTGCTCACGATAAGAGGCGAGCGAAACGGTCTCAAGAATTTAAACCGTATGACGATATCATAATGAAGCAGATACCCGGCGATGATGCTACTGAAGCTGAAGCATCTCGTCAGGCTATCAGAGACAAGTACGCACAGATACAAATTGACATTGACGCTGCTCCCGGCGTTGATGAGCTGAAGTTTGTACTAGACAATATGTAACAATCAATTTTGCAAACTAAGACGTAGTTTGTGAATAATAGAGTGAAACAAATGCTAACGAAGTTAAAAGAAGCTTACGATACTGTAATGACTTTTTACGACAGAGTAATTGAAAAGATTGAACACCACCCAGACTTCGCATTGGCTCTTGCTGTTGCAGCCGTTATAGGAGCTTTATTCATCTAATGAAGACCAGCTCTGACGGCCTTGCAATAGTAAAGGCATTCGAAGGTTGTCACAAAGCTGTTAAAGGTCGCCCCGGCTACTTCACCACATATGATGATGGAGTCGGGGTGCTGACCATAGGCTACGGACACACCAATCAACACGAACCTCGCTTTAAAGCAGGAGACATCTGGGACAGAGCTAAGTGTGACGAGGTGCTAGCGCTCGATTTGGAGTCGTTTGAGAAGCACGTATCACGCATGGCACACGTTCCACTAGCTCAACACGAGTTCGACGCTCTGGTTAGCTGGGCGTTCAACACTGGTGGACCTGCGTCTGCGACTTTATGGAAAAGACTGAACGCTGGGAACAAAGATGATGTACCAGCTCAGCTTCTTCGGTGGAATCGAGGCGGTGGTAGAGTTCTTCGGGGGCTAACTCGGCGTAGACAGAGTGAGGCGGCGCTATTCCAAGGCGATTTTGAGGATGCTTTTGGCTACGCAAAGGTTAAACGGCCTGAAAACAGTGCCAAAGACACAATCACACGGACTAACAACCCCAACGATTCAGATGTAGTCGAACCCCCGCCGGGTAAACTCATATCCATACTTTTTAAACTCGTTAACATATTCATTAGGGCATTCAAAAAATGATCTTAGACATCATCAAGCTTGTCCTTCCTGTGGTTGACAGGCTGATACCTGATGTCAACGCCCGTGCAAAGGCGAAGGAGGAGCTGACAAAGACCCTCCTAGAGAATCAGACAGCCATTATGTCTGCCATGAAGGACACTATGGCAGCAGATGCTGCTTCTGAAAGCTGGCTTACACGGTCAGCTAGGCCAATTGTGGTCTTGTGGTCACTCGGAATGATCACATGGGTAGTTCTATCTCCCATCTTTAACTTGCAGACTGCTACGCTGACTGCCCTTGGTGGAGTTCCAGCTAGTTTGTGGAACTTGGTTAGCGTCGGTATTGGCGGCTACATGCTAGCTCGCACCGTCGAGAAGGGCATGTCAAATTGGAAAAAGAAGTAGCAGTAGAAGTAGCTGTCTTAGAAGCAGAGCTTAATCACTTACGCAAAGACTTAGACTTAGTAAAAGACGATTTAAGAATTATTAGAGACACGCTTGCTCAAGCAAA